CCACCAGCGCTGAATCCGTCAGTGGTTCTCAATCTGTGGCCTACTGCATTTAGAGCAAGTGGCGTCTATATTGATGGTTCATTCCGCCTAGAAGACGACCCTGTCTATCCTCACAGCATTGACCACATCAATGGTCGTGTGATCTTTGACGGTCCATTATCTCTAGAAACAATAGTCCATGCTGATTACACCTATAAGACTGTTCAGATCCTAGATCTACGTCAGTTCAATGACCAGCTTCGGCAGGGTGTTTTGGAGCAGCAATATAAGACTAATCCATTCTCGGCGGGGCAGTTAGTCTACCCATCGGGTAGCACTAGAATATCACCCCTGCCTATTATCTTCGTGGAGAATATGGGTAGGACGTTCAGCAATTATCAACTAGGTGACAGATCCCTAGTCGCCCGAGATGAACTAACCTGTGAGATTTGGGCTCTTGACGAAAGCACCCGGGATAACCTGATTGACCTAGTATCCTTCCAGCAAAGGAAGAGCTTTCCGATCATTAACTACAACATCGCCCCGCTGCCACTGTCTGGACTCAAGAATGAGTTAAGTCCCGAATACGTGCCATATATTAGTTTAGCTCAGAATGAACCGCTGCCGGGACCGTCGTTCTCTGGGGTTAACCCAATCGCCTTTAGGGGCTTTATTGAGGAAACCGAGGTAGTAGACCTGGATAGCTTCTTTAGTGACTCTACGACCCAGCAGGACGTGTTTGAGAGGGCTGTGGTCCGGATGATAGTAGAAACTTATCCAATTATGCCTACGACACCATTTGGTTTTGATGTATCTTTAGAGGGTATAGATGGAAGAAATATGGAGAGCTGAATAAGACAGTAGCGGAAATAGGGGTTTAGTGTATAATCTGGATGAGCATACTGCTCACAGATGCATCTGATCAGATACGCAAATAGGAGGTTATCATATGACTAATCGCAGAACTTTTTACGCCCTAGAACAAGTGGCGATCAAGGATAATGCTGCGGCTCCGACCAACAGCGTTGCACCACTTAACTCCCGCGAATATGCCTCGGGACTTTTCTCAAGTGACTCCGTAGACGAAGTCGCTGGCCTTTGGGAAGTCCCCCGTGGTATGCAGTCGGCAGCAATGTCGACCAACTTTAACCGCGAGACCGTATTCCAACTAGGTCAAGTCGAGCTTTACGAATACTCTGAGCGTCAGCCAGATGTAGAGGTCACCCTAGAGAAGATTATCGATGGCACTAAGCCGTTGTGGTTCATGCTGACCGATCCGTTGTTCACGGACTTGGTTGGAAAGACTGCGTTTTATCGCAGCGACATTATCCTTAGCATTTACTCGGATACTAAGTTCCGTGCAGACACCGCAGCTCCGCTGTCGACTGTCCTAGCATCGGGCATGTATCTATCCACTGTTACCTACACCTTCCCTGTGGATGGCGCGGTAACCGAGTCGGTTTCAATGGTTGGAAACGACAAGAAGTGGGCAAACTTTGACGCGGGCATCCCAGGCCAAACCATTTCGGTTTATCCCCCAGCCCTTACCCCACCAACGAATGAGACACCGGTCGGTGTTCCTTCTGGCGTGTTCGGTCACGAACCACTCGGTGGCAAGCAGGAACTAGCAGGTGGCGATGGAGGCTTCGGCGTTCTCGTTGTAGGTTCTGGCGTGCAACGTCGTGAAGAAGTAGACATCCGTCGTTCAATTCTTCCGTCTGACATCCCAGGTATTACCGTGGCTCTTGGTTCTGGTGTTAGCACCTTGCAATTAGAGCAGAAGGGTTACATCTCCGCTGGGTCTTCCGGCGCTGTAGACGCTGCTGGAAACCCGTTGACTCAGCTAGTAGCTGACGCCAACACGAGTGGTATTATTGAACACCTTCAGTCGATCACAATTACAGCAGACATTGGTCGTGACGATATCTTTGAGCTAGGCTCGAAGCGTCCGTTCACCAAGTATGTGACTTTCCCCGTGGAGGTTACGACTGCAATCGAGGTAATCACTTCGCAGGGTGACCTGATCGATGCGACTTCCGAAGTAGACTGTGGTCCAGACTCGACCGCGCTGAACACAATCATCATTCGCACTTGCGATGGTATGCAGGTAGACGCTGGAGACTCCAACGTTCTGACTACTGTTGACGTGGGTGGTGGTGAAGCTGGTGGTGACAATATGACTGTTACCTACAACTTCAGTTCGTTTAACGCGCTAAACATCAGCCATGACAGGTTCCAACCGAACCACCGCGTGCTAGTGTTTGATCGTGGTGGTAGGTTTAACGTGGGTTCAGCCCCATTCCCGAACCTGTTCGATGATTCATAAGACTAGAGGTTGAGTGATATAACCTACCCTCTTTTAAAAAGGGGGTAGGTTCTCTTTAATAGAGGGATGAGATGGATACTGGTATATACCAAATTAAAAATTTGGTTAGTGGAAAGGTTTATATAGGTAGCACCACAGAATCTTTTAAGACTAGATGGGGTCATCATCGAGGAAGATTAGTAGCTAAGAAGCATTGCAATAGACATCTTCAAAGTGCTTGGAGTAAATATAGTGCTGATGTATTTCTATTTGAGATTCTTGAAAAATGTGAGCCTTCGGTTTGTATTGAGCGCGAACAATACTACTTGAATACTCTATTATTTGCTAGTTGTGACGATCAACGATTTCATAAGTTGGGCTATAATGTGGTCCGTGTTGCTGGCAGTCGATTAGGATTTAAACATAGCGAAGAGACAAAAGCTAAGATAAGTAAGGCTCATTTAGGTAAGAAGTTCTCATTAGCGACGCGAAATCGCATGTCTCAATCTGGCAAGGTAAAGAAATTTTCTAATACTCATAAGGAGAATCTTTCAAGGGCCAATAAGGGCGAGAGTAATGGTCGAGCCAAGCTGACTATACAACAGGTCAAAAGTATCAAAAAGATGTTATGTAACGGATTCAAACAGATTGATATAGCCAATCAAATGAATACATCTTTACGATTAATTGAACATATTGCGCAGGGCACAACTTGGCATCATGTCACAATCTAACGAGGATGTAATCGAGCTACTAGATGCTATCATCTGGGGTCACAGGATCATAAAGGTCCCAAACGCTAAGGATGAGAAGGTCACGTATGTAATTCGTCCGCTAACTCTAGAAGAGAAGAACATGGGTAATTACATCTATCAGAGTATGGTAGATGAGACAGACGGACTCCTCAAGAGGGATGGGTTAAAGAAACAAGCTATTGAAAATGGCTTATGGAAGGCAGCTTACGACGATGATATGAAGTCATTGCGAAGTGAGTTGGCTCTTCAGGTTAAGGCTCGTGAATACGAGATGAACTCCAAGATGTTGGATAGTAGGGGTAGGTCAAAGCGTCGAGAGCCAACTGGCAAGCTGGTTAAGCTCGATAAAATGATCGTATCGATCACTAAGACTATCATGAAGCTTGAAGCTGATTACACTCAGTTCATTGAGCTACCTAGTGCGGAATACAGAGCGGAGTGCGAGAGGGGAAGTTACTTTCTTCGCTGCGCTACATTGTCGTTTCCGGATATGGACCAGATTTGGTCCAGTATGGATATCCTAAAGGCAGAGACAGATACACGATTAGTAGCCAACCTAATGAGGGCTTACTACGATGAGTCTATAGCGGATGAGGCGTCTATTCGTCGCGTCGCACGTTCTGGGTTTTGGCGTTGTAAATGGATGGGGTCTAAAGAGAATCGCGGCGTAAAGACTCTATTCGATAGAGAAATGTATGACCTGACTCTAGATCAGTTTCGACTGGTCTATTGGTCACAAGTATATGACTCTGCATATGAATCAATGGAGTCGCCATCAGATGCAGTGTTGGAGGATGATAAGCTATTCGACCGTTGGTTGGAAGAGCAACATCAGAAGCGCGAACAGGGACGTAAGAAATCCGCCTTTGATCAGAAGGTAAGCGCAATGAATAAGACGGGTGATGCACACGAAGTCAGCCTTAGTGTCATAGGTGAATACTCTGAGGATTGCACTTGTGGAGTTAAGGAAGAGGCAGCAGCTAGAGGACCCGATAAGCGTGGCAATATCCATGATCCGAGTTGTTCATACGGTGTTTACTTCTACTATAATAAAACCAAGAAATCAGAGAGGGTCGAAGATGTGCAGTCTGCCAACCCAGAAAACGTTCGTAAGCTACTCGCGGGTGAACAAAAGCGCCTAGCGAAGAGAGGTGAGGATGGTGTGGAAGATCAAGCACTTCGTGGAGATAAGTCTAGAAACACACTAGGTATGCAAACTAAATACTCTGGTCCCGGGGATCTGAGTAAGGTCAACAAAGGCAGGGCTAAGCCCAGTTAGGAGAAAGTTATGGAATTTGAAAAGGTCTTACAGAAGCGGCTAAAAGGTATGGCTGTTCGTATTTTGGCGAACATCGAGCATACCCTCGGAGCTGATCTAGGTGACATGAAGGATAACGAGGAATACACCCTAAAGGGCGCGGACCTTAATATCATTCGTAGCGAAATCTTGAACGCGGCTGGTGATACAACTAGATCACTAGCACAGCTTATGGGTGACGCCAAGCAGTCCGGTTCAGCCGGAGTGTCGTTCAGTCGTGATATAATCGCCTCCCTCAACAAGGCTCATATCGATATAGTTGCCACAGAGGGAACGCTAGATGATATTCCTACGTTTAGAGCCTTTGGTGATTTTAACCTCCTAATCAAAATTCGTAACATAGTAGGGGCGGGTATAGTGTATGATAAGTCATATACGTGCGTTGGTATCGACAATGTCGTTGATTCGTTAATACCGTTCCTAGATTCAGCTCAGATCGCGGGCATTAGGATTGCAAACGGTGACTATATGGGGTGGCGCGATGCTGTCTGTGAAATGTATCTTGACGGGGTGGATGATGAATAGCGGTATTTATAGGATTACAAACAAACTAAATAACAAGCGCTATATTGGAAGTGCTATAGATTTAGCTGCTAGGTGGAGGACACACAGGTTTAGGCTGAGTAACAATAATCATCATTCAATTAAACTCCAGCGGTCCTGGAGTAAACACGGGGAGGATACTTTTACTTTTGAGGTTCTCGAAGAGGTGATTAAACCTAGCAATATTACTAAGAAAGAGTGGAGGTCACTAATTCTATCCCGCGAGCAATATTACTTAGACATTCTTTTGTTTGCTAGTTGTAAAGATGACAGGTTTGATAAGCTGGGATATAACATTTGTCGCAAGGCGGGTTCTTCCTTGGGGGTGGTTCGATCTTCTACTTCAAGACTTCGTATGAAACAAGCGCAAGTCAATACATCGAATCATCCGTGGCGTGGACATAATTTATCAAAGGAGCACAGAGCTAAAATTAGCCTAGCGCTTACTGGTAAGACTTTTCAGGATTCTACCCGTCAACTGATTAGTAAAAATAGCGCTATTCGCAAATTGAGTGACGATGATCGTAACGAGATTCTTTGTTTACTAGATAAGGGTATATATCAAAAAGATATAGCAAAACAATTTGGCGTGACCCAGTCTACAATTAGCTGGATCCATAATAGGAA